CAAGATGAAGTGCAGCAGTTAGTGACAGACGGTCACAGCTTGGTACAGGCTTGTTCATTAGCTAAAGTTAATCGATCTATGCTTTACAAGCGCATGGGAGAGGATAGCGAGTTTGAGAGTGCTATTCGTACAGCGCAGCGGCAGAGTGCTGAGAAGTCATTAGAGGAGTTAGATGAGTTATATGCTGATGCTTTGCACAAGCGTAAGGACTATGATCCTAATGTCTTGCGTGATTATGCCACTCATGTAAGGTGGAAGGCATCAAAGATTATATCTGATCGTTATGGTGAGGCCAAGAGTAGGGCTGGTGTAGAGGTTAGTGACGGTACGGTTCGGATAGTTTGGGAGACTTCGGATGGCGTTAGTTAGGGAAGCTACATTAAAAGACTTACCTTACATTGTAGATTTATCTAAAAAAGAAACCAAAGCATTAGGTTTTATTCCAAAGCCAGCTTATGAAGCGGCTGTTACTGGTGTTAAGACCGGCAAGCGTTGGTCTACCACTTGTAATGACAGGATTTGGGTGTGTGAAGAAAACGGCGATCCGGTGGGGTTTGTGATGATGTCCTTTGGTAAATGGGCAAAAGTAAACCAGATTGTTATACAAAATGATGCGCGTTTGATTGAAAGAGGGAAAGCCTTGCTAGAAGCGGGGGTATCTCATGGTTTGTCGTTAGGTAGACAGGACTTCGTTTGTGGCTGCGCTGATGACCTTGAGAGCAATTTTTTCTGGGGTTCCGTAGGCTGGAACAAGCTTGGAACGCGCAAAGGCATCTCTTATAAAAACACATGGCTTGAAACTAGCAAGCGTACAATAAACGTGTACCATCACCAACTTAATAGTTTGTTTCATGCAAGTTAAGATACCTTACAAGCCAAGGGCGTTACAGGCAGAGATGCACGCCAGCGTAAAGCGTTGGAACGTGCTGGTGATGCACAGACGCTTTGGCAAGACAGTATGGGCTGTTAATCATCTTATTAAGCACGCTCTTACTTGTGAGTTACCAAGACCAAGGGTTGCGTTTGTAGCCCCTACCTTTACTCAGGCAAAGCGGATTGCTTGGGATTACGTCAAATACTATGCCGGTGTTATTCCAGGGGTTACGTTCAACGAAACAGAGTTGAGGGTAGACTTCCCTAACGGCTCACGTTTAATGCTTTTGTCTGCTGAAAATCCAGATAGCTTGCGTGGTATCTACCTTGATCTATGCGTGTTCGATGAATTTGGTATGCAGAACCCAAGGGTGTGGGGGGAAGTTGTTAGACCAGCCCTATCCGATAGAGAAGGTGCGGCTGTATTTCTAGGCACACCGGCAGGGCATAATCATTTTTTTGATTTACTGCAAACAGCTAAAGACGAAACAGAGAATGGTTCTGACCAGTGGTATTGGAAGATAGCCAAGGCCAGTGAGACAGGGCTTGTTAAGGATACTGAGTTAGAAGCTGCACAAGCACAGATGACCCCAGAGCAATACGAACAGGAATATGAATGTTCCTTCACTGCTGCTATTATAGGGGCGTACTATGGAAAGTTGCTATCTGACGCTGATGATGATGGAAGGATTGCAAGGGTTCCATATGACCCTGCTTATCCTGTGCATACCGCTTGGGATTTGGGTATAAACGATTCAACAGCCATCTGGTTTGCCCAGATATTTAGAAGTGGAGCAATCAATGTTATTGACTACTATGAAAGCAGCGGTGTCGGGCTTGACCACTATGCTGAAATCTTGCGCCAAAAAGATTATCATTGGGGTGATCACCTTGCTCCTCACGATATTGAAGTCCGTGAGTTGGGTAGTGGCAAAAGCCGACTTGAAACTGCGTTCAGTCTTGGCATCCGTTTCAGAGTGATCCCAAAGATGAAGGTGGCTGACGGTATCAATGCAGCTAGAATGATGATACCTAAATGCCATTTTGATAAAGACAAATGCACGCAAGGCATTGAAATGCTTAGACAATACAGGCAAGAGTGGGATGAAAAAAGGAAATCTTTTAGAGATCATCCAAGGCATGATTACACTTCTCATGCTGCGGATGCGTTTAGGTATCTGGCTGTTGGGATGGAGAATAGACAAGCTGTTGTTCGTCCACCGCAACAAATCGCGGTTAATGAGTACAATCCGTTTTCGTTATGACACCTACAAAAGAAGACATAGATGATATTTTGTACCTTGTTAGCAGAAGTGACTATCATTGTATCTGGGGTATAGAGGAAATACAAAACTACATAGTGACCCCATTAAACTTAAATCAATATATAATATTAAGAGATGAGGGGCGTGTGCCTTTGGCGTTTGCTACTTGGGGCTTTCCTAATCACAATCAGATTTCGGAATATGTGCAAGACTTGCGCTTCCCCCCAAATGGTTATAACAGCGGCGGTGATATTCCTTGGATGATTGATCTAATTGCGGAAGGTGGAAAGCGAAATATTGTGTTGGCTTTTCGTAAGGTTAAAAGTGTGTTATCAAGTAAGGGGTATAACAAAGCGTTTTGGTTACGAACCGAAACAGAAAAACTTGGTTTTCACAATTGGAGTTAGACATGGGTGGAGTGACACGAAACGCCATGAAGCAGGCTATTGATAAGAGGGTAGTTAAAGAAAAGAACCCAGAATCAAAAAAAATGCTTCAGTTGTTTAGCAACTTTTATGGTGGCGAGGTAGCGCAGTCGAATAACAGCACCCCCGCTGTGCCAGCACCTAATAAAAAAGTTACAGCTAAGCCTACCCCAAAAGCAGACAGCCCTTCTAAAAATCGCGGTGCTAGAAGAAGTGGTCGCAGCGGTTCTACAATTATGAATAAATATGGCCTTGTAGCCGGAAAATAGGAGAGTATTATGGGCGGTGGCGCACCATCCTGGATGCCAGGAAAGAAGCAGATTGATAAAGTAACCAAGGCCACAAAAAAAGTAGCTGATGAGTTTTTTGAAGAAAGATTTGAAAAGCCGTGGAAAAAGCTTGGTAAAGAAGGCTTTGACACCGTTTTTGGAACAACAGATGAAGAACGCCGCGCAATGCTTTATGATAAGTATTCTATGGGTTCGCCGGAGGTGACACCAGAGGTAACGCCAGAGGTTGTTCCAGACGATATCACTGTTGTCGGACGCGGAACTCGCCGCAGCAAACGCAAAGGTGCTGCCGGAACTATTATGGAAGAATATGGAATTACAACAGCCAAGCCAATAGCAAAGGCAGTAGAGAGGGCGTAGCTATGTCATTTATGAGGCCAAAAGTTTATATGCCGCCGCCGCCGCCAGCCCCAGAACCGATTGCAGAGCCGGACTACAAACGCGCTGCTGCACTTTCTGAGGAAGCTGTAGCATCTGAACGCCGTGGGCGTAAGGGCAGAGGTTCTACTGTTGTTGCCGGTGTAATGGGTGATCAAACTGCGCCAACTGGCGGTGCGAGTACCAAGCCAACTTTATTGGGGTAAATCATGCAAGATGCAAAAGCCATCATATCTCGTTTTGAAAAGCTAGAAGGCGCAAGAGCAAACTGGGATACGCATTATCAGGAGTTGGCAGATTATATGCTGCCGCGCAAGGCTGATATTGTTCGCAAACGTAGCCGTGGCGAAAAGCGTATGGAATTGATCTTTGATGGCACTGCACTGCAAGCTGTCGATCTGCTGGCTTCATCTTTACATGGTATGCTTACAAGTGGTGCTACGCCTTGGTTCCACCTGACGTTAAAGGATGATGATCTAGGGCGTGATGAGGAAGTGCAAGCTTGGCTAGAAGACAGCAGCCAGCGCATGATGCGTGCTATCACCACATCAAACTTTGAAACTGAAATCCATGAGATGTATGTGGATTTGGTTGTGTTTGGTACTGGCTGTATGTTTGCGGAGATGGATAAAGAAAATCTGCGCTTTAGCACAAGACACATCTCAGAGTTTTATGTAGCTGAAGACCAGTACGGTATTGTAGATACTGTTTTCCGTAAGTACAAACTGCCAGCGCGTCAAGCTGTGCAAAGGTTTGGCATTGAGAATGTAGGCACTTATATCCAAAGAGTGCATGAGAAGAAACCTGATGAGGAAGTAACTCTGCTTCACGCAGTTTTGCCACGCGCAGAACGCGATACTACAAAACGTGATAATAAGAATATGCCATTTGCTTCTATGTATATCTGCATGGAAACAAAGATGATCCTTATGGAGAGTGGCTTTCAAGAGTTTCCGTATGTAGTTCCGCGCTTCCTCAAGGCAACTGGGGAAGTGATGGGTCGATCACCAGCTATGGTGGCGTTGCCTGACGTTAAGATGCTTAATCTTATGTCCAAGACCATCATACAAGCTGCACAGAAACTAATTGATCCTCCCTTATTAGTTCCTGATGACGGATTCCTTCTCCCTGTCCGTACCCAGCCTGGTGGTCTCAACTTCTTTAGAAGTGGAACAAGGGATACAATTACGCCACTAAACACAGGCGCAAACATTCCTATTGGCCTAAACATGGAAGAACAGCGCAGACAAGCTATTCGTTCAGCTTTCTTTGTAGATCAACTGCTGACAGGCGGTGCGCCTAACATGACAGCTACAGAGGTAGTGCAGCGTCAAGAGGAGCGTATGCGCGTTATTGGGCCAGTATTAGGCCGTTTAATGAATGAGATGCTGCGTCCGTTGATTGACCGCACATTTGCTTTGATGTTGCGTGCAGATATGCTTGCTCCACCACCAGAAATCTTGCAGGGGCTTGATGTGGATATTGAATATGTATCACCGCTTGCACGCGCACAGAAGTCTAGCAGCCTTAACAGCACAATGAAGGCTTTGGAAATTTTGTTACCGTTGGCTCAATCATTGCCTGTAGCAGACCATATTGATGCAGATGGCCTTGTTAATCACATCATGGAAAGCCTTGGTGTTCCAAAGAAAGTTGTGAAATCTCAGTCTGAGGTTGATTCAGCGCGGCAAGAACAGGCTGCACAACAACAAGCAATGATGGAAAGGCAAGAGGCAAGTCAAGATGTTCAAGACGTTGCTCAGATTGCACAAGCATCACGGATGGTATCTAAATGAGTGAGCAGATTGCCCAGCTTAAAACTATGTATACAGATGTATTTACAAGCACTGCCGGAGAAAAAGTGCTTGGTGATCTTGAGGCGCGTTGTAACTGGCGTGCTTCAAGCTATGTGGCTGGCGATGCCAATGCCACAGCATTTGAAGAAGGGAAGCGTGCAGTAATACTGCACATCTACAACATGATGAATGAGGAGAAGTAAATGTCAGAACAGGTTGCCGAACAGGTAGCCCAGCCAGAAGCAACTCCATCTATGCTGGAAACTCCAGCAGAAGTTGCACAAGGCGGGTCTGGTAACGGTTTCATGGAAATGATACCAGAAGAACTAAGGGAGCATCCAAG